ACGTACCTATATAAGGTACGACTTGTCAATGTTGGATCATGGAGACCTTTGTTCTTGTTTCAATCCACGTACCTATATAAGGTACGACCTATGCTACCGTTATCGTAATCGGGGTTTCACTCAAGTTTCAATCCACGTACCTATATAAGGTACGACAATCATCATCCTTAAGCATCATTTCCCGTTTGTTGTTTCAATCCACGTACCTATATAAGGTACGACATTATGTTATTTGATCCCAAAAATCCTTTTGAGTTTCAATCCACGTACCTATATAAGGTACGACTCTAATACTTCAACCTCTCGACTACTATTGTTAT